CGGATTGTTGCACTGCAAACTGTAGACGTAGCTGTACGTCACGCAGTAAGCTTTGCATTCAACAATGATGGTGCATAAGAGTGCTAACTTGGGAGGGCCACTTGGCCCTCCTTTCCAATAAGGGGCGAAAGATGAAATATATTATCCTGAAATCCTGTGTCGCTGCTGGTCAAGCTAGAAAAGCTGGCGACATAGTTGAGTTAGGCGCAGATGAAGCGACTGCGTTAAAGGGATATGGGCGCATTGATAATGCCCCTGAGCCTAAGCCTGTGAAGGCTCCAACTGATCGGGCTGCGAAGCCTAAGACCACAAGGGTTAAGAAATGAAGATTACGCTGATTAAAGATGCATCTTGGAGCGGGAAGAATGGTAAGGCTGGCGCGAGCCATGTAGTTGATGCCCGTACCGCTCAGAAGCTAATTGATCGCGGATATGCGAAGCCATATGTAAAAGAAGAAAAGGCTGAAGAAGATGGCGCTGCCACTAGCTGATGACTTAGCAGACATATTTGACGTTGACGAATTTGCCACTGCGGTCACTTATGATGGCGGCACGATCAATGGCATTTTTGACAATGAGACTATCCCTGTTGATACGGGTGGTTATGTTTCTGTTCACGAAGAGCAGCCGCGTCTGACATGCAGAACAACAGACATTTCCAGCATAGCTTATAACCAAGCTATGGTTATTAATACGGTGACATATTATGTGCGGGCGTGGATACATGATGGCACTGGCGTAACTGTTATTCAGTTGGAGAAATCATAGTGGCTCACGTTAGGCAGCAAATAAGAGAGCGCATTGTTTCTGTGCTTACTACTAATGTCGCGCTGGTCAGCAGCCGCGTATATGGCACTAGGGTCTATTCTCTGACTGATGCTGATTTGCCCGCCATCACGGTTTATGCGGGATCAGAGGCATCTGCATTGCAAACCATTGGGGTAAAGACATCTGCGCGTGTTGTTTCCATTGAGGTGGACGCATATGTACGCGCAACAACTAATTTTGATAATGATGTGGACGCTATTGCTGTTCAGATCGAAGAGGCAATAGCCAATGACTTCACGGTCAATGGTCTTGCAAAGTCGGCTGTGTTATCCGGTACAGACATCAACTTTTCGGGCGAAGCGGAACAACCAGTAGGTTCCGCAAAGCTGACATTTGATGTAAGGTATGATACAGCTATCGATGACGTAGAAACGGCCAGATAGGAGGCTCCAATGGCTACACACACAGGCAGCGAAGGAACCGTAAAGGTCGGTGCTAACGCTATCGCAGAAATCCGCTCTTTCAGCTTAGAGGAAAGCGCAGATACCTTAGAAGATACAACTATGGGCGACACTGCTCGCACATACAAATCATCTTTGACAACATTCACTGGATCGGTTGATGTTTTCTGGGATGAAACCGATACAACGGGTCAAGGCGCTTTGACTATCGGTGCTTCTGTTACGCTTAATGTTTATCCAGAGGGCGATGCTTCTGGTGATACATATTACACTGGCACAGCCATTGTTACCGGCGTTACACGCTCATCATCGTTTGATGGTCTTGTGGAGGCATCAATAACTGTGCAAGGTAGTGGGGCATTAACAGCTACAACGGTGTAAACCATGTCCAACCCTATAGACGCCTTAGACGATTATTTGTCGAATATCGAAACAAGGCATATAGAAGTAACTTTACGCGCAGGGGCCAAGCCTCTGCGTGTTTACTATACCCCTATGACTTCTGGCGAAATGTCAACGATCCAGAGGAAGCATTCTGACTTTCCATCTGCTAACATAGATGCTCTGATTGATCTGATTATCTTGAAGGCTCTAAAGGAAGATGGAGAGAAGGCTTATACGATTGAGCATAAGCCTAAACTAAAGCGCATTCCCCATGAGGTGATCTATAAGATCAGTGCGCCTATGATGTCTGCTGGCTCTGTTGAGGAAGCTGAGGGAAACTAAGGAAAGACCCATTCAGGTTTAATTTAATCGCGTTAGCAGATAGATTAGGCCGCACGATTAGTGAGATTGAGAAAATCACATTAACGGAGTATAATGAATGGGTCGCATACTTTAAGATCGCAGACGAAAGGCGGGAAGAAGATGGCAAGCGCAGAACAGCTAAAGTTTGAACTTCTCGCGGTTGATCGCGCTAGTCGGCCCATTCAGCAAGTTCAGAACCGCGTAAAGAGCTTTGACCGTCAGGTAAAAAGAACATCCGTTCAGATGAATAACATGGGGGGCGCTTTAACGGGCGTCACCAAGGATCTAAGGAAGTTTTCTTTAGGTGGCATCCAGCAAGCGGGTTATCAGATTGGTGACTACGCAGTTCAGGTAGCCAACGGCACAAGCAAAATGCAAGCCTTCGGCCAACAAGCTGGTCAGTTCTTCCAGATCTTTGGCCCATTTGGTGCTGTACTTGGTGCGGCTATATCTGTTTTTTCTGCGTTTGCTCTAGCGAACCAAAGGGCGACAGGAGCTGCGAAGGATTCAAAAGATGCCATTGAGCAACTTAAATCTGCCGTTGACGCATATTCTACCTCAGCAAATAGGTCATCTAAGTCTGTAGATGAAATGACCCAAAGCTTTGGGGTTTTTGGGGCAAGAATAAAGGCTGACTTAGAGGCTCTTTCTGAGCTTCGCTTTGATAGAGCGCTTTCGTCTTTGACGGAAGTTAGCAACCAGATTGAGGCTGACTTTAAGACAATTCTTCCAGCCATAAACGCAGTTTTTGATAGAATGCAGGAAGGCAATACGGAAGGCATACAGGAACTTATAGGTCATGTGGTGCAGCTTGGTTTAGACGCGGGAATAACCTTCCAAGACGTTGAAGATCTAAGAAACTCTCTTGCAGATATGAAATCTGCGTCCACAATAGATGAAGTTTTGTCTTCAACGGATGACTTCTTGGCTGTTGCCAAGAGCCTCAAGGTAAATATGAAAGACTTGCCTGATGGCTTCGAGGATCTTGTTGAAAAAATACGCCTTGCTAGGGTGGAAGCCGCTTCATTGGGCGCGGCGCAAGATAGCGTCACTGGCTCTGTATCAGAAACAAATAAGTTCCTTGAGGATGAAGATGCTTTAATGTCGATGATCGTAGACAAATCTACGACACATGAGGCCATTCTAAAGCGCATCAATGAAGATAAAGACGCATATCTCAAGAAGTTGTCTGATGAAGACATTGTGATGGGCCAGATCGTAGAAAAGGCTGTAGTCATAGGGAAAAGCGGCATTCAAGGCGGTCGTGGTGCTGATCCAAGGCAGTTCACTTTTCTAGATGAATACCTCAAGCAAATAGCTGCTGGCAGGAAAGCTAAAGAAGACGCAGACGAAGCGGCGCAATCTGGAACTAAGAAGACCGCCAAGATCATCAAGACTGAACTAAGCCCAGAGCTTATGCGGATCAAAGATGCCTCCGAGATGATTGGCAGTTCATTTGAGAATGCGTTTATGTCTATAGCTGAAGGCACTATGACAGCCAAGGATGCGTTTAAATCAATGGCGCGAGATATTATCTCTGAGCTTTATCGGATATTCGTGGTTAAGCAGATTACGGGATTTATTACGGGGGCTATTCAAGGCGCATTTGCCCCTAAGCTCGCTGGAACTGGCGGCGGTGGCGGTAAAGCTATTGGTGGGCCGGTTCAAGCTAATCAGTCTTACGTTGTTGGTGAGCGCGGCCCAGAGATGTTTGTACCTTCACGCTCAGGTTCAATCGTACCAAATAATAAGCTTGGCGGTGGCGGCGTAGTCGTAAACCAAACTATCAACGTCACCACAGGCGTACAGCAAACCGTACGTGCTGAAGTCATGGGTTTGATGCCTCAGATAGCGGAAGCATCTAAGGCTGCTGTATTGGACGCTAAACGGCGTGGCGGCGCATTTGCAGGAGCATTTTAGATGGCTATTACATACCCTAGACCGCTGCCAACCCACACTGGCTTAATGAGCATTACGCTGCGGGCGGTCAATCAGACTGCCTTAACGATGTCACCGTTTAGCTTTAAGCAGCAGATCCACAATCACAGCGGCCAAAGATGGGAAGCTGAAATTCAGCTACCGCCTCAACAGAGAGCAGATGCTGAGCAATGGATAGCTTGGCTGCTTAGTTTAAACGGCATGGCTGGGTCATTTTTGCTCTTTGATCCGCTAAATACCACACCAAGAGGCGCTCTAGGTGGCACTCCTGTTGTAAACGGATCAGGGCAAGTTGGTGGGTCATTATCTATTGATGGTTGCAGCAATAGCGTTACTGGTTGGCTAAAGGCTGGGGATTACATTCAACTAGGTGGCGGCGCATCCGCTACCTTGCATAAGGTTCTTACAGATGTTGATACCAACGCCAGCGGGCAAGCCACGATTGATCTTTGGCCGTATATCAGAACCGCACCTTCTGATGGCGCTACAGTAACTACATCAAACTGCGTAGGCAGATTTAGATTGAATAGTGGTCAGCAAGATTGGACTATTAACAGCGCCTCAATCTATGGGATTACATTTGCTGCCCTTGAGGTCGTGCCATGACCAGAGTTTTAGGAACTGTAGCTGATGTTCTTGAGCTTGATGAAATATTCCCGTTCTTTGCCATGCAGCTTATGTTTGATGAGCGCAAAACAACATTCAACGGGAGCATTGTTCAGCATGGCCCGCTCTACCTTTGGACTGGCCTTGGTGATCTTACGCATGACGGGATTACCTATATTGGCACAGGCAATATGCTGCAAATCTCTGAGGTCACTGAGACAGCCGATTTAAGGGCCGCTGGCGCTACTATTACGCTGTCGGGGGTTCCATTAGAAACAATCTCTTTGGCACTGCAGGAGCCGTATCACGGGCGGGAGTGTCGCGTTAAGTTTGGCATCTTAGACGCCAATAGAAACAAGACGCTGAACGAAGATGGCGATGCTATTCTTTACGAAGATACTTCAGATGTTGATAACTCTGCTGGCACTGTCAGCCTGCTAGTTGATCTGTTTACTGGCTACATGGATCGGATGGATATCACAGAAAGCCCTGATACTTCGGTCATAGCGCTGTCCGTTGAAAATAAGTTAATCGATTTGCAGACCCGAAAGGTGAAAAGATACACATCGGAGTTTCAAAAGATCCTCTACCCAAATGACAAGGCTTTTGATTACTTGAATGATCTGCAGACGCAAAAGCTTAAATGGGGCGGTGAGAGATGAGCGCCTTTGATAGATATTTAGATCAGGCGAGACAAAAGCCTTTTGCTTGGGGCGATCACGATTGCATTACATTCGCCAACAAAGCTTGCGCCGCGCAAAAAGGTTACGGGTTTGCAGACGAGTTTCTTGGCAAATATACTACATCTAAGGGTGCGCTTTTAACCTATCAGCGTTGGATTAGATCAACCAAATATGATAGTTTGATAAATGCGGTAGATGATAGGCTTGAGAGATTGAAAACCAACATTCCACCCATTGGCTCCATTGTTGCCAAGCAGGATGATTTGGCAGATGCAGTTTTGCCGATTAAGTTTGGCGTTTGCATTGGTAGGCTTATAGCCTTTGTCGGCGCAGATAAATTAGTCTTGCGCCAGCCCTCTAGCGATATGATTTTCTGGAAGGTCAGCAATGGGCAGTGAACAAGATAGAAACAGGTTTTTTGGCGCTGTTATAACTGGCGCTGCTCTTGTTGCGACAGGCGGCACCGCAGCATTTACTGGCGTAGCTGGGGGTTTAAGCACATTTTCCGCTGCTGGCGCTTTAGCAGTTGCACAAGTTTCTGCAATTAGTCTTGCCGCTGGTTACGCTTACAGCGCATTGGCAGGAAACACGAGTTTACCTGATTTCCGAAACCAAGTCAGGTCATATGACGTAAACCAGCTTGGCTCTGCTCTGCCAACGGCTCAGGTTTACGGTGAAACTAAAATTGGTGGCGCAATATTTTACCAAGAGACTACCGAGGAAAATCATTTTCTTCATAGGATGATTGCGTTTGCAGATCACGAAATAGAGAGCTTTGAGGAAGTATATTTAGATGAATACAAGCTCACATTGGCTGGTGATGGTCGTGTAAGCGCTGCAACTGATATTGCTGGTAATGAAATTGATGTTTTTACATCAGATCAATATGCGGCAGCTTATATTGCTCAAATCCAAGAAAAGCTAGGCACAGCAGATCAGTCTTACAGCGCGATCGATGGTAGCGAAGTTTGGGATGCAAGCCACACTGCATCAGGCGTTGCATATCTCCATTGCACATTCTTATACAGTGCAGACGCATATCCCAGCGGAGCGCCAACAATTACGGCGGTTGTTAAGGGTAAAAAGCTATATGACCCTAGAACTCAGGCAACAGCATACAGCAACAACCCTGCTCTTGTGCTGCGTGATTATTTGATAAGCAGTGGCATCGCTGATGCAAGCGAGATAAACGAAACGCTATTTTCTGCGGCTGCAAATATCTGCGATGAAGATGTTACCTTAGCAGATGGCACAACTGAAAAGAAATACACTTGCAACGGTAGCTTTACGACTGATGTGGACCCTGCAAAAATCATTGGCACAATCGTTGATACGATGGGCGGCATGGTTTGGTATAGCCAAGGTCAATGGGGCTGCAAGGCAGCAAAATACACAACTCCAGTTTTAGCGCTTAATGAAGATGATTTTCGCTCTGGGCTATCTATTGCAACGCGAAACAGCCGCAAAGATGGTTTTAATAAAGTTATCGGATTATTCCGCAGCCCAGACACAAACTGGCAGCAGACAAACTTTCCCAGCATTACCAGCCCAACGTTTCTAAACGTAGATGGCGGGCAGGAAAACACGCTAGAAATGGATTTGCCGTTTGTAACATCCAATGCAACGGCGCAGCGCATAGCTAAAATTGCTCTTTATCGAAACAGAGAGCAGCTAAGAATAAGCGGATCATTTGGCATGAGGGCGCTTAACTTAACTGTGGGCGATCTGGTGACGATTACTTACGACAGGCTGGGCTTTGATGCTAAGGTGTTTGAGGTAACTGAGTGGACGTTTGGGCTTGCCTCAGACATGACGCTGCAAGTTAGCATGTCGCTGCAAGAAATAAGCTCTGGCATATTCAACTGGGATGCTGATGAGACTGCCTTTGAAAGCAACAACACAACATTAACGCCAGCGTTTTCTGTTCCTGCTGTTGGCTTATCTCACACCGTTTCTGAAGTGGTCTATAACGAGAAAATCACCAGCACTTTATTCGTGACGGTTTCATCTGCTCAGCCAGAGCAAATTGATAGTGTGGAGGTTCAGCTTATTAGAACCACGAAAGGCGATGCTGATGTAAACTTTATGGGGATTATCGTAAGCTTTTTGCGGATCATCACAGGCATTGCCACGGAAAGCGAACTGTTCTTATTTGAAACAGATCCAAGCAATCAATATTTTGGAAATATTGCAGACTTGGGAACTCAAGATATCGCCATTGATGATGTGATTTGTTTATTGCGTAGAAATGTTGGTCTTACAAATAGCACTGCTCAAGATAATTACATCGACAATACGTTTGTTCCCACGATGGTCGCTGATCCAGTAAAATATGGATCTTATGTAACTGTGCAGCCTTACCAAGAGGAATTTGTCGCGGTCAACAAAGGTGATCTTGGATTGTTTGAATTTAAGGACATCGAGGAAGGCGATTACACCGTTAGAGCCAGAGGTATCAACGCACATGGAACAAAGGGGCCGTGGGTAGAAAGATGACTGTAAAAATCGCACCAGCAAGAAAACTGCCATTAAACGTTGAGGATTTCAGCGCTGAAGTTAATGGCGACACAACACAACTGGAATGGAAGCCAGTCGCAAGCCCAAATCTGAGCTACTACCAGATCAGGCATTCTGTAGCGACTTCCAACGCCATCTGGAGCGATGCAACTACAGTGGTCGCTAAGGTTAGTCGGCCAGCCAACTCTATCTCTGTGCCAGCCAGATCCGGCTCATATATGATCAAGGCATACACAAAAGGCGGCAAGCCAAGCGCTGATTATTCTATTGCAGTTGTTCCGACTGCTAATGTTAATTCTTACAGCCAAAGCCTAACGCAAGCCGAGGCACCTAGCTTTAGCGGAAGTAAGATTGGGCTGACAGTCGCCAGCAATAAGCTGTACGCAACCGAGGGCGGCACTGTGCAGAACTTAATTGCATATGATTTTAGCAATTATATTCAAACGCATGACAGCACCGTTCGCCTTGTAAACATTCGCATTGATGCAACGACTGTGCGCAAAGATCTAACAAACGGTCTTTTTGACGCGCTGCCAAACCTGTTTGATGATTTGCCAACAGGGATTGTTTATAGCTCTGACTACACCTCTCAGACATATACCAACACTGGGTTTGATTTTGTCCACAACAAGACAAACCACAACGACACTAATTTGCTCTTTCAAGTATCAACAACGAATGATGATCCGTCGGGATCACCTACATGGTCGAGCTACAACTTTTTTCGGGCTGGGCAATTCTCTGGGCGAGCGTTTAGATTTAGTGTATATTTCAATTCAACATCGCAAGGCTTCAGCGCAGAGGTCAGCGCATTAACAGCATATGTGGAGTATAACACCTGATGTCACAGCATGATATGGATATAGCCAACCAAGCGGCGGCTGATTTAAGGGCAGACTTAAACAACGCTTTGCAAGCATTAGCCAGCACAAGCTCAGGAACATCTGCGCCGACTACGCCTTATGCAAATCAGTTTTGGTATGAAACTGACACGGGATACCTTTACTTTAGAAATGAGGCAAACTCAGCCAACATATTAGTTGGCTTGATGAACCAAAGCACAAACTACTTTAATATCCATCAACAGGCGCGAGTGTTTGACGGAAATGAAAGCAGCTATACTGAGATCGGTAGCCTTCAGCGGGTAGCATCTTCATCGTTGATAAGTGGAACCGACACAAAAGGCTTCTTAATTTCACCCGCTAATTTTAAGACTGCTGTTGATGCACTTGTTGCTGGCACTGGGATAGGAAACAGTCAAACTTGGCAAGATGTAAGCAGCAGCCGCGCAGTCAGCACAGTTTACCAAAACACGACTGGCAAGCCCATTCAGGTAAACGTGGACACAGACGCAGATGTTGTTCTGCAAGTGTCTAGCGATAACTCCACATATATTAGCGTTGGCACCACCTTAAACGGTGTATCTGCGATCATCCCGAATAATCATTACTACAAGGTCAACGGTTCTGGCACTGTAGGCTACTGGGCAGAATTGAGGTAAGAAATGGCTGATAAAAAGATAAGCGAATTAACGGCACTCACAGGTGCTAACGTAGCGACAGACGATCAGCTTGTTATCGTTGATACCTCTGCTGCTCTGACTAAAAGCATTACGATAGATGAGTTCAAGAACGCCCTAGATACGGCTACTGGCTTTGTCAGGATCACTGGCGATACCATGACTGGTGACCTAAGCATGGGTGATAACGTCAAAGCCATCTTCGGCGCTGGGTCTAACCTACAGATTTACCATGATGGAACACACAACTACATAGAAGATACAAGCACTGGAAACCTTTACATTCAGGGTACTAACCTGATTTTGAAAAACCAAGGTGGTACAGAAAATTTAGCTGATTTTGTGAGTAACGGCGCAGTAACTCTTTATTACGACAACTCCCCCAAACTCGCCACCACCAGCACAGGCATCGACGTAACTGGTAATGCTACTTTCGCAGATAATGGTAAAGCCATCTTCGGTGCTGGGTCTGACCTACAGATTTACCATGATGGGAATAGTTATATTAAAGACCTTGGTGCTGGAAACCTTAGCATTATGAGTGATGGTGCTGGCATACTTATGGAAAAAACTGACGGAGAAAACATAGCTTTCTTTGATACAGTAAATTCCAATGTATATTTATTTGAGAGTGGAATAAAGCGTTTAGAAACCACCAGCACAGGCGTAGAAATCACGGGTACTTTGACCAGCGATGGGCTGACTGTGGGCGATGGTCACACTATTGGAGATGATGGTTTTGACAACTTAGTAATTGAGTCATCAAGTGGCGAAAATATACGGTTAGTTAGTAATCACGCAACACTTCCACTAGACATAACTTCAAATACGGGTCTTCTTGTTCAAACTGTGCTTGGTACAGATAGACTTTTTGTAGATAATTCCACAGGCGACATCAGCTTCTACGAGGACACAGGCACCACGGCAAAGTTCTTCTGGTCAGCTGCGGATGAGCGGTTGGGCATTGGGACGAGTTCGCCTGATAGCCCGTTGACCGTGCAACCAGCGGCTCAAGGGATTGGCACAAACGCTACTCAAAACTGGATGTATTCCTTAACTTCTGGAAGCGAGTATGACTTAAAGTTAAATCAAGTTGTTTCATCAGGCCTAGTAAAATACGCATTTGATTTAAGAAACAATGGTACTTCATATGCCAATAATCTTGTGCTTGATAGAGGTAATGTTGGCATTGGCACATCTACCCCTCACGATTTAGGTTCATCTTTTGCTGTACTAAACCTAGATGGATCAAACGGTGGTGCTATTGCATTTAGTGAAGATGATAACGCTACAGATCAA